CGCCAATAGTTTGACGTGTTGGCGTAGAAGAACCTGGCCTCGGCCTCGGGGTTGCCGCCCATGGCGTAATGGTAGAGGCCGAACCGTTTGCCGGACGCCTGCGCCTGGGCGATCATGCGGTTGGCGTCGGTGTTGACGCCGGAGGCCAGGCAGTTGTTGTTGACCTGTCCGGTGCCCCATGTGGTGCCGACCACCATGAAGTCCGCCTGCGTGCCGGCGATGTCGATGCCGCACTGCCAGTTGGACACGTCGATGCCCTGCATGTCGGCCATCGCCGCCGGGGCGAACGCCATGGAGACCGCGGCGACGAGCGCGGTCAGCGTCATGCCCGCGCGCCGGTGCAGGCGTCCGTGTTTGGGTTTGCGTTTGTCGAGGATTCCCACATCCTCTCCTTCCCGCCCGGTTTCCCGGGCAAACGAAAAGGCCGCCCGGAATGGGTGGCCTATGGTTGAAAATCGCATTCGGCGATGTGATGCGAGGTGGGCGGCAAGCCGCCGCATCAGCCGGCATCCTGCGCCGTGTCCTTGCGACGCGAGGAGACGGCGCCGATGATGGCGCCCACTCCACCGCTGCCGACGAGAGCGGTGATCACCGCCGTCCAGAACTCCGGAGGCATCACTCGCCCGCCTCGTCGGAACGCCATGTCTTGATCTTGGTGATGGCGGCGAGCTTCGTGGCAGTGACCGTGGCGGAGCACTTGGTGTCCATGTCAGAGATGGTCGCCTCTCCCGTCTGACGGTCCTTGAGCACGGCCGTCACGCCGCGCGTGTAGTCGCACCATACCTCCCCGTCCGCGCCGCCGTGGTCGAACGTGAGCCCGAGACGGAGCAGCTGGTATACGATGCTGCCTTTGGGTGGGCGCAGGTCGAGAACGCCGGTCTCCGCAGTTGTTTCGTTGTCATTGGCCATGATGGCCTCCTTTCTGTTTGTTCTTTTGGATTCATTGGGCGATGCTCAGCTGGTCGAGCGACACCCAGTCCCAGACGCCGTAGATCTTCACCTGTTTTGTGTTGGCCGGTACGTACGTGTTCGCCCATCCGAGCGTGCCGTTCCGGTAGGCGGGCAGGAGGAAGTTCCGGTTTACGGGTGTCGTAGCCAGGTCGAGCAGGTCGGGGTCGGCGAAGAGGCTGTTGTCGCCATTGACCGTGGTCCTGACTCTGCCTCGAAAGCGCAGGCAGCCTCCCCGGTACCCGTACGACGCGTAACCCTCGCATCCATTGCCTGTCGTGATGGTCTGCCAGCCGGTCTGCCATATCTGGACCGATTCGTGGTTGTTGAAGACGGCCCCCGCCGTGTTCATGCGGAGCGCGAAATGGCTGTCTCCGTATGGTCCCGCCGTCAGCCGGTCGAGGTGGCTTCCATCGCTCAGCTTGAGCGTCGATTTGATGGCCAGCAGGTCGTGGCCGAGCTTGACCACATCCTCGACGGCGCCAGTAGAGGCGTGGCTCCTCACGTGGAAGGCGCCGTCGGTGCCGACCAGTGCGGACGGTCCTGTGAACACGCCGTTCGACCGCTTGCCCACCTGTACGCCGTCGGATGTGAGGCTGATGCAGTCCTCCAAGGCCCCCACGCGCGACCGTGCATCGGACGCGTCCGATTTGGCCGTGTTGGCCGCATCCCGCGCCGTCTGGTTTTCGGCCTTCGTCGCGAACCTGACATCCAAACTCTTGTTGTTCTGCGTGATCTTCGAACTGATCTCCTGCGTGACGCCGGATTTCGTCGCGTACGTCGACGACACCGTGCTTGTGATGCTGTTCGCGGTGGCGGTGATGTCCGATTTGGTGGCCAGTCCCGAACCGTCCGCGCCACGGTAATTCTGCATCACGCCCAGGGCCACCGACTTGCTGGTCTGGTCGACGTAGCTGCGCGTGCTGAGCGTGTCGTACGCGAGGTCCTGCGCGACGCCGTTCGTGGGTTCCGAGTCCAGTATCCTCTCGCCGCTGCAGTTTGGGCCGTCGTTCCATGACCGGTAGTCGCCCTGGAGCGTGTAGTGCCCGTTCCACCAGGCCCACGGCAGGTACGCCCAGATGTCGCAGGCGGTCGCGCTGAACGCCATGACCTTGACCTTCACGTCATCCGCGTTGCGGATGCGGTTCACGCTCACGCCGAACGCGCCCGACGCGGACGCGGACGACTGAAAGCCGTCCTTGACGAAGATCTCGAACTCCGCGTTCTGGCGGGCAGCGCCGTTGTAGCCGTCGCCGGAGTAGACGTGCAGGAGGACGCTCGACGAGTCGCCGTTGCTGGTGAGATAGCCGAGCTTGACCCATTTCGCCTTGCCCGACGCGCCGTACAGCGTGAACATACGGGTCGCGCTCTTCCTCAACGCCTCGGTCGCATCGAGGGTCGTGTAGGTCTGGCCGACCGTCGATTTGATCGAGGAGGCCGACTGGTCGATCCTGGACTGCACCTCGGCTTTGGTCGGATAGTCCCCCTTGGTCTGGTAGGTCTTCGCCACGCTGGTCTTGAACCCGTTGAGATTCTGTTCCAGAGAGCTTACGCGGCTTACAGCGCCGTCAGCGGTGGATGCGACCTGTGAGATGGTCCGCTTGTTCGAGTCGGCAGTGCTCTTTGCCTCGTTCGCGGTCTTGACAGTCGCATCGAGGGTCTTGGCCTGTTCGGTGATCTTGGTCGAAAGACCCGAAGCGGTCTGCTCCACCGAGGACGCCTTGTTCATCGCCCCGGAAGCGGTCTTCGCGACCTCCGACACCTGCGCCTTGATGCTGTTCGCCGTCTGCGACAGGCTGCTGTTCGTCGCGTAGTCGCCGGACGGCTGCAATCCAGTCACATCGACGCATACGACGTTCGCCACATACCACTGTGTCGAAGATTTCCACTGCTCAAGATGGAACAACACGCATCCTCTGGATTTTCCATCCGGACAGGTGAAACGCCATGTCGCGGCCATCCATCCATCACTCAGGCTTGACGTTGATTCGCATGACGTTATCGAGTCCCAGCAAGTTCCGCCGGTCTGTGCGGTGTACCAGATACCGGCCGTCAGCGGTAGATCTCCCTCTAATCGCTTGACATGAGCGGTCACCACATACGTATGGCCCGGAACCACAGGAAAACTGGTGGCGGAATTGTAATGGTCACGACTTGCGAGCAGATTTACTCCGCTCCCATTCGGCGCAGTTACGTTATTCACCCGAGAGGTGATCTGGGGCTTATCAGCATCAAACGTCGGATTGACCCAGAGATTCGAACCGCGTCCATACGTCTGACTTACGCTGGTCTTGAAACCGTTGAGATTCTGTTCCACCGTGGAGGCTTTAGACAACGCATTACTGGCTGTAGTGCTTACCTGACTGATAGTGGTCTTATTGCTGTCAGCGGTGCTCTTTGCTTCGTTCGCGGTCTTGACGGTCGCATTGAGTGTCTTACCCTGTTCGGTGATCTTACTGCTAAGGCCATTGGCAGTCTGTTCCACTGTAGTGGCTTTGGACATTGCACCGTTTGCGGTCTTGGAGACTTCAGTGACCTGAGCTTTAATGGAATTCGCAGTCTGGGTAAGGGAACTGTTGGTTGCGTAAGCAGACATTCCAGATTTAGTCTGATATGTTTCAGCGACAGTAGTCTTAAAACCATTAAGGTTCGCTTCGAGACTTGTCGCCTTGTCAACAGCGCTTTGTGCGGTCCTCGCATTTGCCGTAATACTCGCGCTGAGCGAATCCGAAGTCGCCTTCAGACTTGTCTGGGTTGCGTACACGGCATCGTTCTGTGCTTTCGTCTGGTAATTCTTTGACAGATTCAGAGTGACGGCATCAGCGGTCTGCTGTGCCTTCGATGCAGCTGTCACGGCACCATCGGCGGTTCCCTGCGCTTTGGTGACTTCGGCGGAAATACTCTCGGAAGTCGCCTTCAGACTCGCCTTGGTTGCATATATCGTATCTGCCTGGGATTTCGTCTGATAATTCTTTGACAGATTTGCGGAAATACCATCGGCGGTCTGCTGTGCCTTCGATGCGGCCGTCACGGCACTGTTTGCGGTTGTCCTAACGGATTCTACATTTGCGGTGATGGATTCGGCGGTCTGGGTCAGAGAGCTCTTGGTCGCATAGGTCTCGGGAATATCGATCTTCAGCTTATCGACATCGCCCTGAGCCTTGTTCGCACTGGATTGCGCGGCATCGGCTGCGTTCTTCGCGGTGGCCGCATTGCTGACTGCGGTATTTGCCGTCGATTGGGCCTTACCGGCAGCAGTGTTCGCGGCTGTTGCGGATGCCTGGGCATTATTCGCGGAAGTCTGTGCCTTGGATGCATCCGCCAATGCCTTGGTGACATCAGTATCCTGATTCAGCTCCCACGTGTAGGTCTCGCCGTCGTCGGAGCCGAACCGGTATGCCTTGCCGGTGGCCTTGTCGTAGTAAAGGTCGCCGGAATGCTTCTTCCTCTCCGCGTCGGTGGTCCAGTCGGATGCCGGCTTGTTCTCGAGGGTCGGCGCACCGGTTCCCCGCCATGATTCGATGGCGTTGTCGGAGGCGTTCTGGAGAGCGGTCAGAGCGTCCTTGGTGGCATAGGTCTTAGAGACCGAAGCCGTGATGCTATCCGAAGTCGCCTTAAGACTCGACTGGGTCGCATAGATCTTATCGGCATCAGCCTTGGTCTGATACTCGGTCTTCAGAGTCGTGCTGATCTGATTGGCCGTCTGCACAGCCGCGGAAGACTGCTTAAGCGAATCGCTTGCGGTCTTGCTTGCCGATTCGGCAGTGGTCTTTGCGGTGGTTGCCGTTTGTGTCGCAGTGGTGCTCTGGGTAAGAGCGGTCTGCGAATCCTTGTATGCGGAAGATGCCGTAGTCGATGCCTCGGTCGCAGTCTGCTTGGCCTCCGTGGAGACACTCAGGGCGCTGTCGGATTTGGTGCCGGCATTGGAGACCTTCGTCGTAAGGGTTCCGAGTTCCGTGGTGTGCTGTTCGATGACCGCATTCGCGGAATCGAGATCCGATGCGACGTTCTCGGCCTTGGACTGGGCCTCGGCTGCGGCCTGTTTCGCCGCAATGGCCTTCGCATCGACTGCTTGGACTGATTTATCAAGATCTACTGTAGACGCATTGGCTTTGTCAGCCGCCTTCCGGGCTGCATCTGCTGCGGACTGGGCCTTATTGGCGGATGTCTGGGCAGCTTCAACTGCCAAATCCATTTCGGACTTCACGTTTTGAACCTGCTGGGTGAGATCGGTTCGGACCTTGTCGGCCTTGGCTTCGACCGCCTGCACCTGCTTGCGCGCGTCGTCGATGCCCGCCTGCGCGTCCTGCCTGATCTGCTCGCCTCGCCTGACCGCCTCGTCCGCCTTCGCGGCGGCGTCGGCGGCGGCCTTCCGCGCATCCTGCGCGGCCTTGTCGATGCCGCTCGTGTCCACCAACGGCAGCTGGACGCCGTCCTTGTCGACGCGGTTGATGCCGTCCGAGGCGTTCCCGCCGGCGAGGATGCCACTGCCGTCGCCGGTGTCGATCCACACGCCGCCGCTTCTGCGGGTGAGCAGACCGGTCGCGACCTCCAACGCGTTGAGGCCCGTGCCGAGCAGCAGATCGAGGTCGGACGGGTTGATCTCGCCATGTAATGCCATGAGATGACCTCCAAAAAAAGAACATGGGATCCCTGCGTCAGGTGCAGGGGTCTTCGCAGATGTCGAACAGGAGCGTGACCTTGCTGGTCTGGTCGCCGCTCATCTTCATGAGCCGCTGACGGTAGATCCCGTCGGGCAGGTCGGGGAACCCGGTTATGGAGACCTCGAAGATCTCGCCGGGCCAGAATGTGCCGGGTGCGTGCAGGGGCATGCCGGAAGCGTCCACGTCGTTCGCGTCGATCGTGCCGGATAGTTGCATGAGAGGCTTGGAATTCGCGGCGAGCTTGGCCTGCGCGTGCGATTTCAGGACGTCCCAGCTCTTCGCGTCGGGATCGCTGTACACGCCTTCGCGCAACGGCCACGGGTCGGACCGCCGGCACAGGGTCAGGTCCTCGGCCAGACAGCAGACCGTGGCCTTATCGCTCCCGGCGCCGGTCGCGTAGAACCGCTGTGCCGGTGCCATGCGGTCCACCTTCAGATCCTCCAGGGTGCCGCCCAATGGATGGTAGTCCAATGAGTGCACGGTCTTCTGGCCGAGATACACGTCGCCGTCGCTCCCGGCCTCGAACCGGTATCGCACGTGCTGCGAATCCGAAAGATACGGTCTGAACTGCATGTCGGGCCCGCCGGCCACGTTCGTGAGCTTCGTGAGTATCTGCTTGCAGGACTGGTTCTGTACGTCCCAGTCCTGGTAGTCCGTACGCTGGTGTCCGCCTTTCTCGCCGACCCATGGCAGGTCGATGGGGAGCGTGCCGCCGGGCTTGGCGCTGGTGCATCGGCTGATCACCTCGCAGGCGATCGCGCGCAGGGACAGTCCCTGCCATGCATACCCGCCGGGGGCCGTGTGCGCCGCGTTGGTGCCGAACCCGCCCTCGTGCGCGAGAATCCTGTCGCCCAGCACGGTCGGGATGCTGTCCAGCGGGATGCTCACATCCTGCTGACTGCTCGACCTGACGCCGAACACTCCACCGATGATCGGCGTGCCCAACGAGGCGTCGCCGTCCAGGACGCCGTGCCAGAAGAGCACGAGGCCGCGTTTGCCGCACATCAGCGCATCCGCCCGCGCGGTCGGCGTGGATCCCGGTATCTGCGACCAGGGCAACTGGAGCCCGGACACCTCGTCCGCGCCCACGCCCTTGTCCCTCGTCGTGGAAAAACTGGAGTCGCTGACGGTCATCGACCATGTGAAGCCGGGGATGTCGATCTGCTGGTCGAGCAGCCCGGTCATCGTGTCGCACAGGCAGGCGCGCCAGCTCATCTCGCCACCCCCTCGTCCTTGACGACGAGCACGCGGCCCACATACGTGTCGCCATTGTCCTTCACGCCGTAATGCGTCACATAGCCCGGGCCCTGTTCGTTGAACATGGCGACGCCGATGGTGTGCGGGCCCTTCGCAAGCTGGAGGGAGCACGTGCATTCATGCGTCACCCACGAATCCGTGTATTCGATTTTCCTCGTGGTGTACAGATTCCCGTCGACGACGAACCGCACCGCGGCCACGCCCTTCGCGCCGTTTTTGCTCGGCGCGGAGACGCACGCGTACATGGTCAGGAGCAGATTGCGGTCGGTCGGCATCTTGAACGTGTCGATCAGGAACGGCGCCGTGTACGCGGGATTGGATGACGCCTGCAGATCCTTGTTCTCCGCGATCCTGGCGAGGATGCCGAGGTTCGCGCCGTAGGGGATCGCGTAGTCCTGCGTGTCGACCATCGTTGCCGATTGGGTGGACGAGGCGGCTGCCGGCATGCGCATGCTCATCAGCCTCGTGCAGCCGGACGGGACGGACGGGGCTACCGGATTCGCGCTTGGCGTGCCCTGTGTGACGCCCACGGCCACCTGGTTGTCCTTGTCGCCCTGAGAGATGTCGTTCGCCTTGAGCCATATGACGTCGATGCGCGGGTTCGACGGATCGCCGGCCGAGACGGCGACGGTCTGCCCGCCGCTCCAATACGCTTCCGTGTACCCGTCCGCATTGCCGCGTGAGCAGACGGCCACGCCCGCGGCCACGTTGTAGCGCAGGTCGGAGCGACCCGTCACGTCCAATCCGCACACGATGCCGACGTTCTCCCAGTGCGCCTTGATGATCCGGCGGTGGGTCGGCGGGTCCATTCCCCTGCCGGTCGAATCGGGGGCCACTCCCAAAGCTGTAGTCATAATCCCTCCTTGATCACATGTAGGTGTCACGGCATTCGACGGTCACGTACCCGTCGCCGACGGATTGCAGGTTCACGGCCACCGAGCCGCCCGGCGGCACGTTGGGGAAGCCGCGCTGGCGCAGGTTGCGGCTCACGTCCAGGCCGCCTATGCTCGCCGCGCGACTCCGTGAGTCCAGCACGAGCGGCACGCTGCCGACCGCCTGCGAATAGTCCAGGCTCATGTCAAGGCCCGGGAAGTTCAATTGCACGCCGTCCGGCCACGGACCTTGTACCGTGAACACCGGGTAGGCTCGGCTGGAACCGTTGTTGACGAGCGTGCACACGTTCCGCGCATCCACGGCCGCCGTGCCATAGGACAGCGGATAGGCCAACCCCCTCGCCGCGGAGCCGTAGGAAAGGCCCAACCCCGCATCCCACGCCGGAACCAACTGAAAACGCCGCGCATCCCACGACAAACGCTCAGGACGAGGACACACGAAATGCAATGTCAGATCGTTCTCCAACAGGGGATTCCACCGCGAGTCGCGGCCCATCTGCGCCACGTAGCCCTCACAATATGTGTCCTCGTCGCCGTCGACCATGCGCAGCCTGCAGGAGCGGTGCGCCGCGGTGTTGATGCGGCGCATCAGGGAGAGTAGGTCCGCACGGCTGTAGCCGACCGCCTCGTAGTGCACGGTCACGGTGCGGGCCGAATACAGGATATCCGTTTCGGACACGTCATGCGCGCCGTCGCCCTGGCCGCGTTCGGTCAGGGCGACCTTCGCGTCCGGCAGCGTATCCCAGCCCTCCACGCCGTTGGCGGTGATGTACAGGCCCCGGTCGGGCGAATCCGCGGGATTGAACCGGCAGACGAGCTCGTCGCCGGCCCATAGCTCCCCGTAACGCGGGCTCAAGGTCCACAGGTCGTTCATCTTGAGAGCCTTCCCACGAGATGAGCGGCGTTGCGGTACATGATCGACGCCGCCGTATACATGTCATCCGCCGGACGCACGATCTTCTGCTGGAACACGGGCGCTATCGTCTGGTTGACGGTCTGGTTGTTCGTCACCGGCTGGCTCAGCATCATCGGCGAGGGCTTGTAGAACCTCTCACGTGGAATCTGACGACGGTTCATGGCCGCGTACAGGTCGGCACCGTAATAGCCGACCGATTTCACGTTGCTGACGAATTCGCCGCTTTTGACGCGCGCGTTCAGCAATGTGATGTTGTCTTCACCCGTGTAGGTGGCCTTGCCGGGCATCAGGCCCTCGATGACACGGCCGCCAGTGGCGTAGCCGCGCATCGAAACCCCGTAGCCGGTGAACAGGCCACCGGTCTTGCCGGTTGGTATGTTGCCCATCGCGCCCTTCGGGCGATAACCGCTGCTGGAATACGTGCCGCCTGAGGAATCCTCGTATTTGCCATGGATGGTGAACCATTTGTCCGCGATCTGCATGTTGTTCAGGCCTTGGAGCACTCCGATGGCCTGATCGTCGTTTGCATAGATATAGCCGGTTTTCGAGTCGATGGTCCAGCCGTTCGCTTCGGCCACCTTGGCCAGCATGTCGCTGTTGTCCCCCTGCAGCAACCCGGTTTTCGGGTCGATGGTGGCACCTGCGGCGATGGCCATCGCATAATCGAACTGGGTCTTGTCCAGATCGAGTTTGCCGGTTTTCGGGTCGATGGTGGCTCCGGTGGCGTCTGCGATCTTCTGCATCAGGTCGGTGTTGTCGCCGCTGATGCGCACGGTCTTGTCATCGATTTTCTCGGCCTTCAATTTCACGTCATCGAGCGCCTTGCTGGCATCATCGGTGATATTGATTTTCAGGTCGATGCCCTTGGCGGCGGCATTGCTCAGCTTCTCGACGCCCTGACGTAACGTATCCGCCTGCCCACGTGTCAGGCCATAACGGTCGGCGAGCGCCCCTGCGGCCTGTTCGCTCATGCCTGCGGCGTGGGCGTTTTCGATGAAGGCTTTGCGGGCCTGTTCGAGTTTGTCTCCGGCTTGTTGGGTTGCTGCTGCAGCATCGCCGTTGGCCTGGCCTTCCTCAATGATTTTTTGAGCGGTGTCCTGTGCGGTGGATGCCAGGGATTGCAAGGCGGATTGTGAATCGTATGCCTGTTTTTCGTGGCCTTGGAGGGCGTTGCCGCTCTCGTCGAATACGCGGCCGTTTTCCTGGATGCTGCCGTTGAGGTTGAGGATTTCCTGATTGAGCTTGGTGATGGCCTGATCGGTGGTCAGGTAGGTTCCCGGTAGGTTGAGGAAGCCTTTCACCAGATCGTCAATGGCGTCGGAGAGGTCTTTGGTGCCTGTGGTGGCATTGTCGGTGCTGTCGGCGTAGTTGTTGGTGCCTTCGGCGGCCGTGTCTCCGCTGGCTCCCGCCTTGGCGACTTCCTCATTGGTTTTGCTGACCTGTTCCTTGGCTTTGCTGACCTGGTCGGAGAGCTTGTTGTAACTGTCTCGGATACTGTCTGTCTGCATGACGGACATGTTGTTTTCGGCGTTTTTCAACTGTTTGTCGAACAGTTTTTGCGCTTCCTTGGATCCGTTGACGGCCTTTGCGAACGTGCTGTATTCGATGCCGGCTTTGTCGAGTGCTTCTCCAAGAGAGCCTAAGCCGGTGGCGAACTTGTCTCCGAAGTCCCATGTTTTGTCCTCGCCGCTGGCGATTTTCTTGATGAGTGTTTCGACGGAGCTGCCGGACTGGTTGATTGCGTCGGAGAATTCGCTGATGTTGGCTTTCGCGTCCTGCGCGGATTTGGCGAAGCCCACCAGCAGCGCGCCTGCGACCGTCAAGGCGATGCCCCATGGGCCGCCCAGCGCGGCGAACAGGCCGCTGCCGATGCTTTTCATGCCGTTCATTGCGGTCTGGCCTCGCGTCAGGCCGTTGGCGAGCGTGCCGGCGTTGGTGGACGTGCCGAGCATGGATGTGCCGAGCTGGATGATGCCGTCCTTGAGTAGTGGTGCGGCGGTGATGGCCCGCTGGAACGGGTCCAGCATCAGGCCGAAGTTCCGTGCCGTCTGCGAGCTGCTGGCGTTCAACGGTGCCATGGCGGAGTGCAGGGCGGTGAAGCCGCCACCCAACGCGGTCAGCAGCACGATGGACTGCTGTACGGGCGCTGGCAGTTGGCTAAACGCGTCCACCAGCGTGTCGAGCGTCTGCACGAGGGAACGCAATGGGCCCTGACCGCCCTCGCCCAAAGAGATCATGAGGGATTCGAACGAGCCGCTTAGGTTCTCCAAGTCGCCTTTCAGGTTGTTGTTCTTGGCGGCGGCCTGCTCGGCGGCGAAACCGGATTCGCTTACCGCGTCGGTCCAGTCGGCTATGCCGCTTTCACCTTCCTTGTAGAGCACGTTCGCGGCTCGTACCGCGTCGGCTCCGAAGATGGTGTTGAGCGCGGCGTTGCGCTGCTCCTGGCTCATGCCGGACAGGCCCTGCTGCAGCTGGCCGGCCACGCCGGCGAGTCCGATGAATTCGCCGTTGGCGTCGTACACGTTGATGCCGAGCTCGTCCATGAGGCTCTGTGCCTTGTCGGTGGGGCTGGCCAGTCGTTGGAGCATGGTTTTGAGGCTGGTGCCCGCGTCGCTGCCGATCATGCCGGCGTTGGCGAACGCGGCGAGCGTGCCGGTGGTCTCCTGCATGCTGACGCCCATGCTGTTGGCCACCAGACCCGCCTGATTCAACGCGAGGCCGAGGTCGTGCGCGGAACCGACGGCCTTGCCCGCGCCGGCTGCCAGCGCGTCGGCCACCTGAGTAGATTCGGCACCCGTCATGTTGAACTGCTTGAGGGTGGTGGCCATGAGCTCGGCGGCGTCGCCGACGGCCATGCCGTCGGACGCGGCAAGGTTCAGCGCGCCGCTCAAGCCGCCGGAGAGAATATCCGAGGTTGACAGGCCGGCTTTGCCGAGTTCGTTGATGGCGTCGGCGGATTCGGTGGCCGAGTAGATGGTGTCGGCGCCGGCGTCGATGGCGGCCTGGCGGAGCTGGTTCATCTCGTCGGCGCTGGCTCCGGTGTTGGCTTGCACGGTGCTCATGCTGGCGTCGAAGTCCGCCGCCATCTTGATGGCCGCTACGCCCAACGCGGTGGCTGCCACCCCTGCTGCGGCGACTCCGGTGGTGATGAGCTTGGTCTTGCCTCCGGCGGCTTCCATGGTGGTCGCGGCCTTCTGGCTCTCGCCACTGACTTTGGCCATGCCGGCCGTGAAATTAGACGTGTCCGCGAGCAGGCGGACTGTGATGTTGCGGTTCAACCCGCCTGCCATAGCGGCCTCCTGAGATTCATCTTGGTTTGATTCCCACCGTCAATGCGGACTGCTTCAGCTCGTTCTCGTTCGTATGGTCTTTCTTCCATTCGTCGAGCTTGAGGGACTGCATGAGCGAGATCTGGCAGACGCCGGCCTCGGCCGTGAAGTGGAAGGGTGTCTGCTCGTCATGGCAGACCGAGATGGGCATGCCGCATTGCGGGCACAACGAGTGTTCGTAGTCGTCGAGCGCGAGCATCCACTCGCGTTCGGTCTCGTCCCATTCGGTTTCCGGCGTGTAGCCGGTGATGCGCCTATGCGAGTCGCGTTCCACCCGATACGCTGGTTCCCAGCCGAGCCACCTTTTGTAGCTGATGCCGAGCTGGCGGCAGATTCGCAGTTCCCTTACTGTCTGCGGATTATCCGCGAGGCTGATTCGAGTGCGTCTTTTGGGTCGATGAGCTTCGCGTTCAGGTCACGGATCGCGTACCAGACCGGGCTGATCTGGCCGTCGGACAGTTCGGTCATGACGTTCGCCAGATCCTCAACCGGGGTTTCCGGCACGGTCTTCCTGACCATGAGTTTGATCGCGTCGGCGCAGATGTCCTCGATGCGCTGCTTCGGGATCCCGTTCTCGGTGACGGTGTTCGCCTCGAGCACCTGACGCCACTGGGAGAGCGGCAGGGCCTCCAGCGTGATGCGGATGGTGTCGTCCTTCACCTCGTCGCGCAGCTTGTCGATCTGTTTGGCGATGCGTTTGGCGGCGGTGTTGCCGCCTTCGGTCACATGCTGCGCCATGGCGCGTTCCAAATCGGCTCCCAATGCGGCGACCTGTTCGGCCTTCTCCTGATCCAGGATCAGATCGACGTCCACGCGCTTGCGCTTCACTTCCAGAGCCATGATTATCCCTTTCTAAAAGTTTCAGATCGCCTTTCTGGGAATGAGAAGAGAGAATGTTCGTGCGGGGCCAGAAAGGTAAGAGTCCCCGCATGGAAGATTTGTCAGCCGCCGGCAGGCGGTGTCGGTGCCGGCAGCGTCGCCTCGCCCTTGGCGCGTGCGTTCGCGCCGCTCGTGGTGTTGTCAACCACGGTGACGGTCTGCCCGCCATTACGGGCCGTTGCCGTCACCGTCAGAGGCGTCAGCCTCTTGCCAAGGCCGCGATCACCGCCGTCTCGGACTCCCAGCCGGGTGCCTTCGCGAACAGTGGTATCTTGCTGCGGATCATGGTGTTCGCGTCCGGGTTGATGACCTGCTTCTCGCCGCAGATCACCGATACGACGGTGAGCTTCTGACCGGCGGCCAGCGGCGCGTCGGTGGCCATGCCGCGACGGCGCACGATATAGCCGGCATTGCCTTCGGCCATGAGGGTGACGGCCTCGTTCTGGTCCTTGTGCTCCGTGTTCGTGTTGTCGATGACCTCGATGCTGATGTCGCCGGCGGACTTGCGGCCCGGAGCGCCGAAATCCTGGATCGAGTTCTCGCGCTGGTCGCTTACGGTGTCCTGTGACGGTTCGAAGATCCAGCCGCCGAGCATGACGTAGTTCGAGATGTCGGTGCCGGCCTCGAGCTCGGCGATGGTCGGCGCCTTGATGTCCTTGATCGTCGGCACCCAGATGGTGGTGATGTTGCCTTCGGCGCTAGTGCCGGGAATCTCTGTACCCAGTTTCATGGCCATAATGTGCTCCTTAAAGCAAAAGGCCGCCCCGTATGGGATGGCCTTGAAGACTTTTGGTGAATGATTGGTTGACTATGGTCGGCTCCACGTAAAGCGGAACCTCAAGACGCGCACCTGGTAGCGGCGCGCGGTGTCGTCGGAGGTCAGACCGGCCGCATAAGCGCCGGAATCCTCGTACAGGGTGAGCTGGCCGACCGTGTAGCCCGGCGGCCGGGTGGGTGAGCGGTTCGCCAGCGCGGGAATCAACATGTCGTCGCACCAGATGTTCACGCTGTCGGTTGTGGTGCTGACGGCTCGAATCTCCAACAGGGCGGAGTGGGCGGTGAACCGCATCGTCTCCGCCGCCACATGACGGTCGGTGGAGACGCGCGCGATGATCCACGGCGGCATCTCCGACTCCAGCGGCTCCTCCTGCCGGTAGACCTTCACGCCGGACGGCATGGAGGGCAGCAGGTCGAGGACCGCATTGGTCAGGTCCATGACGCTCATAATCCGATGGCTCCTATCAGCATGTCGTCGGCCGCGTCTCCCACGTATTCGGCGAGCGTGGGCAATTCCTGTTCGGCGAACTGGTAAAACCAGTGGGTTCCGCCGCCTTTCGCGGTGCCGAAGAACGCGATGTTGGCCAAGTCGGCAGCTCCGCCGTCGCGGGGGCTCACATCCGCATAAATGGTGGTGCCGGTGCTGCCCATTTCGTAGCCGATGCCGATACGGCTGATCGCGTAGTTCGATGATGTCTGCAGGTCGGAGATGATGACTTCCTTGACGTTCTGCGCGCCCTTCTTCACCGCCTGCGCAACCTTGACCGAAGCCATGGCGTGGGCCGCGGCGACCCTGCGGCCGAACGCGGTCAGCTCCGAAGCGTCGATTGTCGCGTCACTCATTGCTGTTGCCCACCTCCTTCACGTTCCACCGGCATGCGGTCGCATGAGACTTCTCGGACTGCATGTTCAGCAACCGGAGCCTCCTGCCCTTGAGATTCGGGTCGTCGGCCTCGGTTATCTCGCACACGTCACCAGGCAGCAGCCCAGTGGTGCCATAGGGGAAATGCACGTACATCGACCATACGGGGGTGACGGCACCCAACGCTTCGACGATGCCGCCCTCCGTGTTCTCGGCGGCCAGACCGCCCGAGGTCTGCACCTTGCAGCGGCCCTCATACACGGTGTTCGCGGCCGGTCCCACCAGTCCCGTTTCGGGGTCGGTGACCGGTTTGCCCATATGGGTGACGCGGCATTGGTCGGTCATCAACGATTCGGCGAGCTGTCGGCCTCGGTTGAGGATATGCTGCACGTTCATCGGAACACCCCTATGGCGATGCCTCGCATGCCGAACCTGTTGCGGAGGGCTCGTTTCGTGCCCTCCGGCAGTTCGAGTGCGTCGATGATCTCGGAGTCGCCCTGACGGTAGCCGATCTGCACGTCGTCGATTCGCGCGTATGATTCGTCGCGGTGAGCGCCGGGGCCGCCGTTCGACTGCTGGACGAGTCCGGCTGCGACCATGCTGCACACGAGGCGCACGATGTCCGGGGGAACCGGGTCATAGCCGGCGAGCATGGTGACGGTGACGGAACAGGGGACCATGTTCGGCAGGCTCCACAGGCTTTCCCTGTACAGGGCGTTGCCGAGCAGCTTCCAATCCCCGGTCTCCTCTCCGTCCATGAGCACGCGGCTCACGGAAATCACGGGGCGCATGGGCAGGTCGAGCCTGCGTGAGGTTTCGCCGGGGATGGTCACCGTGTATTCGCCGCGTGTGATGGGGCACCCTGCGGCGTCGCGCACCGCTGCGGAAACCGATTCGAGCAGCTTGCCCGCGAGCTTTTCGTCCGCGTATTCGATGCCGTATGAATCAAGGTCCTTGACCGTTGCCAGCGTGTCCATGAGTCACCCCCTATGCGGTTATTCGGCTTCGCCCAAGTAGGGCATGGCCTCATAGCTGCCGGCCATCACTTGCCCACCTTGAAGTGTACGGTGGCCAGCGCTTCGGGGCGCACGACCTTCGCGCCGTACAGGTGCAGGCCCTTGACGATGTCGTCGAAGCCCTTCTCCTTGCGGGTGGCCTCGACCTTGGCGATCTGCTCCGCGAACGTGGTGGCCGCGTTGGTGCCGGCGATGATGACGTTGCCCTCATCGGTCTGAGCCGAGGTAGAGCCGCCCTTGGCTGCGGGAGCGTTGTTGGACTTGAGGATGGTCATGCCCGCGGCCTCACCGACCACGCCGTTGAGCAGCGTGGAATGAGCGGACTCGGCGCCAGCGACGAAACGGCTGTCCTTGCGCAGCAGACCGTAGAAGTCCGGGTTGACGATGACCCAACGGCCCGCGTCTGGCACGTTCTGCTTATCCAATGCGGTGGCCAGATCCACGATGGTGTCGTACGCCTTGGTGGCGGTGGCGCCGGAAATCGGGTCGAGCTTGCTCTTCGCGCCTGCTGCCATCAGGCCGGCCAGGTACTGGTCGGTCAGGTCGCGCAGCTTGTAGGCGGCGTCCCGGGAATATGCGGCGGTCAGGTTGTTCATGGCCTGGCGCTTCTCCACGTCGTCGATTTCGAACGCGAAGTACTTGCTCTGGTTGATGACGAGTTCGCCGGCGTCCTTGTCTGTGGCCGGTTCGATGGTGATGTCGGTGTGGGCCGTGTAGTCGCCGATGCTGATGTGCGCGATGCCGGTGATGTGCACGGTGTCGCCGTAGTTGGCGATGTCGCCCTCGTAGTCGCGGTTCACGGCGGAACCGTAGACGAGGTTCTTCTGGAGTTCCAGCAGGATGTTGGCGCTCCACAGTTCGGGAATGAAATTGGTGATGGCCATTTAAGGCCTCCTTCCGTTAGTTGGCTCCGAGCAGGTCCTTCAGTCGCCCGTCCTGTTGGGCTTTGACGATTTCTGCGGGGCTCATGGTTTTCAGGTCGTCTCGGGTGAGCTGACCCTGATGGCGGTCGCCGTCCCGTGTTCCGCTGGGCGGCGTGATGTTCGCACCCGAGGGTGCTTGCTCGGCTTTCCCGAGATAAGGTTTCTGTTCCAGCAGTTCGCCGATCGAATTGGCGATGGCCTGGCTGTCCACGCTTCCGTCATCCGTGACGGTGAACTTGGACAGGTCGAGGTAGCGCAGGGCGTCGGCCGGGTCGGCGAGCTTGCCGCTGGCTGCGGCGCGGACTTCGGCCTTGAGGATGCGCTGGTTGGCGGCGGCAAGGGCCTCGTCCTTGACGGCCTGTTCCTTCCTGGCGGCCTCGTATTCGGCTTCCTTGCCCTGCAGGGCGGCGATCTGTTTTTCGAGTTCGTCGACCTTGTCGGCCTTGGCGTAGGCTTCGTTCAGTTTCTTTTCGAGGTCGCGGTTGACTTTCCGCTGTCCTTCGAACTTCGACTGCCAATCCTCGCCGCCGGTGTTCTCCGGCTTCTTGGACTCGTTGTCGCCTGTCTGCTGGTTCTGGTTTGCGGGATCCATGTTCTTCCTTTCGATTCGCTGGATCATTGCTGGAAAATCTGTCCGCCGGAGGTGACCCATCGGCGGTATTCGCGTTCGCATTGGGCGGCGATTTCGGGGGTGAGGGGCATGCGGCCATCGTTGGGGTTGCGGCCCTCCAATACGGCCTCGTAGCGGAGCTTCGCGGTCTGAACGCGCTTCTCGGCGGCGGTCAATAGTTCGACGCGCCCCTGCCGGTACGTGTTGTCGTGCAGCCACATGCTTTTGCGGATCTCGGGCACCTTGCCGCGCCAGTCGTTGTCCACGTAGTAGCCGTTGGCCTTCAACGCAGAGATGGTCTTCTCCCGGTCGCCTCCGGTCAGCGAGTAGATGCCGTCGATGGACAGGCGGCGTTTCATCCTCCGGCCGGACTGCTGGGCGTATTGCATGCTGGCCCACCCGTATCGTGTGGTGCCCTCGCTGGTGGTCAGCGCCGTATAGCCTTTGCCCACCCTTTGCATGCCGCGTTTCGAGTTGACGACCTGGTAGATGTCGGCGCCATCGCGGATGGCCTGCGCGTAATTCGCGCCGAAGCGCTTGTCCTGCTCCTCACGGGAGAGGCTTTTGAAACCCTCCATGGGGTCGCTGATCCACCCCTGTTGTTTGGCCATGCCCTGGCTGCAGGGCACGTGGCGGCCGTGGCAGTGCGGGTGGCGCAGGAACCCCTCGTTGAAGCGGAACCACTTGCCGGCCAGCAGCATGCATCGGTCGCAGCAGATGGCGGACTCGACACGCACGTAGCCGACCTTGGGACGGCTGGTGATGTCCAGTGATTCCGCCTGGCGGGCGGTGTCCATGACCGCCAGAGAGGTAAGCATGACCAGCAGGTTGCGCCCATATTCCAATGCCTCCAACGGGGAGCTGCCGGTGCGTATCGCGTGCAGGGCGGCGAACACGGGGGATTGGAAGTAGGAGGCGATGTCGAGGCCGGACGGAGCCCAGCCTGCGAATGCGTTCGGGTTAGCCAAAGCATGGGGAGTGACGTACACGCCCTGTTCGGCGAGCATCATGCCGCTCGCATCGATGGCTGTCTCCGCCGACTTGGTTTGGATGGTGGAGAACAGGGTGAGGAAGTCGCGGCTTATCGACTTCCACGACGCCTGGATGTTATTGGCGTCGACCCTGTTCCATGTTCTGCGTGCGGCTCTGTCCGCCGCCAGCTCCAAGGTCGCCAGCCGTTTCTGACTGTAGGCCAGCACCTGAGATTCGACCGCCATCAGCGCCTCCGATCTGCAGGGCACGGTTCAACGATTCGAGTTCGGGGTCGGCCATCTCGTCGGCGCGCATGCGCATGATGCGCTGCACCTCGTCCGAGCTTTGGCCCATCTGCTCCGCGACCCATTGGATCGGGAAGCCGAGCTGCTTGTATTTGAGCATCGCGTCCGCCATCAGGGTTTCGCTGCGATACTGCGGGGTCGCGAACTGCACCTTGGAGTCGGCGATGATGTCCGCCTCAGCCACGTCGTTCTCGTAGCGCATGGCGATGCTGCAGATGTCGCGGATGGGGGATTTCAGGAAGCTGATGCGTTCGATGGTCTTGGATACGAGGCCGGCTTCGGCGACCTCGTAGCCGGTGGCCGGAACCTCCGCGTTCGTCAGCAGGTAATGGCCGGGGGTGCGTGTTTCGGCGGCGATATGCTCCACCGCTTTTTCGATGACCGGGATGAACACGTTCAGGTTCGAGCTTGACCATTCGCCCAGGTTCACGTTGTCGCCGGTGAACTGGTAGATGCGCTCCAGCACCTGCTTGTCGAGTTCGATGGGCTTCTCGCCGACCTGCTGTCCCTCCTCGTTGTAGACGGGCTCGACGAGCGGGTCTCCGCCGAGGATGACTCGTGCCGGCAGTGAGGCGTAGTCCAATGCGTTCAGCAGATAGGCCCATACTACGTTGACCGTGTCCTGCATCGATTCGACGTGCGCGATGTCGCTGATCGGCGCATTGTCCAATAGCATCTGGTTGCGGAACTCGCGCAGGGGGATCGTGTCCAGACCGGTGGGCTGAGGGTCATTCATCTTCCAGCCGTACACGTCGGGCGGCACGCGCTGGTCGGTCAGATCGAGCATCTTCTTGCGTTCCATGCTGACCGTCCAGCCGGGCAGCATGAGGGTGCCGTACTCCTTGTCGTCGCCCTGCTGGATGAGGAACCCGGCTGACGGCTGGCCGGTGCGCGCATCGTAGATGACTGCGGCGCTGTCCGGGTGCTCGAACGTGATGCGGGCCCTGCCGTCGACCTGCGTGACCAAAGCGAACGCGCGGCCCGTGGTGGTCATCATCAGCGCGGCTTCCTGAAGTCCGCGTTCGAAGTCGTTGCGGTCGAGGCATTTCATGATGCCGGTGCCGAGCTTCACGTCATCATAAGGGACGAAGCCCTTGAACTTGATGCGTTCCACTGGGGCCTGCGCCACGGGGAGGCACCAGTTGTCGGAGAAGTCGGAGAACCGGTCGCTCATGTAGCGCTTGAATTCCTTGGACGCGAACTTGAGCTTGCCGCGTTTGCCCAAGACGTAATCGGTGTGGGTGCCGATGCTGGGTCGACGGAACTGGATCTTATCGGCCAGTCGGTTCGCCAATGAGGACAGTTCCTGCTGGCTGTAGTCCATCAGTACCTCCTTCTGGTCGATGATCCGGTAAGCATGTAATTGTGTTTGCGAGCGCCCCAGCCGGCGGCTCGCGCGTCGCATGCGGCTTCGTGGGCGAGCACGCTGGTCACGGCGGCGTCTATCTTCCTGTTCTGCTGGGGTTTCGCCAGCCCGTAGCGTTCCAGGGTCTTGGCGACCTTTCGCGCGTTCATCATGTGGGTGCGGGTGACGGGGCAGCCGTCCTGTGTGATGCGATGTGTGGTCAGGTCGGCTTCGAATCGGCGCAATGCCTCGTAGACGGCTCCGATGCGGGAGCTGCCCGACATGCTCCATGGCATGAATTTCTTCGGCCCGTAGGCGCGATCCCATGCTTCTATCTCCGATTCCCATGACAGTTCGTCGCGGAAGCCGGGGTCGCAGTAGGCGCGTTCGATTTTGTAGCGGTCGTTGAGTTCCGCCCATGCTGCGGATACCTCGGCGCGGGGGATGCGCCCGCCCCACTGCTTCGGGTTCCAGATGGTCGCACGCCGGTCGGGCCCGTATCGGGGAGTGAATATCAGCCCGTCGAGGGTCTCCATCTTGATGCATGTCCAGTCGTCGTTCTCCGAACCGTCGAAGCCCGCGCATACGCGCGTGCCTTTTGGCGGGTTCGGCAACCAGAGTTCATGCGCCGGCATAGCAGCTCTCCCACAGTCCGTCTTCGAGCCATGCGCCGCCGCCCTGCACCAGACGGTTCCCGAAGAACCGTTCCGCTTGGGTAGGGTCGGTCTTCATCAGCGCCTTGGCTTCCGATTCGATGGAATTAAGGTCGACCCACGGGGAGCCGCGATACACGTATTCGAGCATCTTCAAGCGTTCGGATTTCAGATTGAAGTCCAACGGCCGGCCGTCGCGGTGACGCAATGATTTCGCGAGATCGGGGTTCCGGTAGAACACGAACACGTCGTCCTCGGCGTTCTCGAACACCTGCTGCGCGTAACTGTCCTCGCCCGGATCCCATGCGTTCGTCCACGCATGTGTGCGGCCGCCCATGCCGGCGGCTCCTCGGCGCTGCGTGGTGGCGACCGCTATCATGCCGTTCGATTTCGTGTACAGGCCGGCCTCGTCCTGTTCGGCGTCAGTGATCGGATTGCCCAGACGGGATTTCGCCGAGGCGGTGACCACGTCGATGCGATCCAAGTCCAAGGCGTCGGCCTCGCCTTCGCGCCCCGGCTGCAATATGCGGATGAAGGTGTCCCTCACGCGCATGAGCTCCTTGAGCGGGCCCAGCAGGATCGTCGCCACGAGAGGACGGTAGATGTTGCGTACCTGTTCCTCGGAGTTGGCGGTCAGCTGGATGAGCGGCGACGGATGTCGACGGCCTTTCGGCTCGCCCGGATTGTACGGCCACTCCCAGCCGCACGGACAACCGTTGTCAGCGCAACGGTACATGTCGCCTTCTCGCGCCCAGCCATCGAAGATGGTGGGCCCGCAGCCCTCGGCGGCGGTGAAGAACGCCGTGCATGGCTCCTTGCCCCATTTCTGCGGTCCGACGGTCAGCGTCATGCGGTATTCGAATGCCTGGTTGAGTACCATCGGGTTGTCGACGGTGACTTCCTCGGGCGGCACATATGGGGCGTCCTCGCGGATGCGCCAACGGTTCGCCGCCAGCCAGTACTGCCAGTCGGACAGCACCACTGGACGGCCTCGCAACGGGCCGTCAGGCTGCCGGCAGTGACGTTCGATCCATGCGCACACCAGATGCCCCAACGTGGGGAAGTCGATGAGCCATGAATCCTCGTCAGCCATTGCCGCTCATCCGACGCTGGTACACATGCTTCGTCTCGTCCATGGGAGAGCGTTCGGCGGCTGATTCCTGGTTCAGCTCCTTGGCCCTGCGGCGCGTGAACTCCGAATCGACTGGCTTCCGCTCGGCCTCCGCTTCGATTTTCCAGCCTAATGCCTGCAATCCGGCGGCGCTCATGCCGACGCGGTCGGAGATGCGCAGCAGCACGGTCAACGCCGTGGGTGCCGGCGCGATCTCGCATGCGGTGGAAAGCCGCGCGTACAACGCCAGTTCGTGAATCATCCACTTGAACTGGGGCAGATGCCAGGCGCGTGCCTGAGGCAGCTTCCACAGCCACTTCCACTTCTCCGCCTCAAGTTTGCGGACGCGCTCGTCATCGGCGGGCTCCAAGGGCCATTCCGGCGGCTTCATCCGGCACTCGGTGTTCGGCAGGCTCTGCAATGTGTATCCGAGTCTGCGGCTCTTCTCGCTGTTCGGGTCCTTGGCCGGCCCGGAGCGTACTCGTTTGCCTCCACTTGGCATGATGTTCACCTCTCGTCATGGCCTTGCGCCCTAGCGACAGATCGACGAGACCGCCCTCGCGGCGGCCCGCCAGCGATGTTTGAACCCTGCGCACCCGACAGACAGCTCACCGGCGGTCCAAGCGGGGTGGTCGTCACCCCACCCCCCCCCTGGGGGTGTTGCCGGCTATTTTTGTCGTGATGCACAGTGTTCCTGTTTATTGTCTGGTGTTGAAGCCTGCTGGTCTTGTTTTGCCGGTTTTTACATCGTGGCATTGTTTGCATAGGCCTCGTCCGAACTTCGGGTCGTTGGGGTTGAGTCGCATGTCGATGAGTTCGGTTCTTTCGTATGGGTAATGGTCTGCGATTGTGCTTGGATTGCCGCAGAGTCCGTGGTGTTTGCCGCAGCCTCCGCGTCCGGAGTCGCCGGGGCATGTGCAGTATGGGTCTCGTGCGAGCACTTGCCTGCGGAATGATTGGTGCCCCTTGGTGCCGTAGGGGTTATGGCCTCGGGTACGGGCGCGGTCCCGCTGGGCCCGAGCGCAGGCGTCGCATTTGCGGGCCGGCGTCTCGATGAGGTTCGGGCATCCGGGGGTCGAGCAGACTCGCCAGCTCATGTACGCCTCGCAGTCATTGTGCCCGAGACCATCGATGAGTGGAACGCTCAACGTCCGGGACGTGGTGTCGGCGGGGAAGGCCGCGCAAGAACAAAGCATAGATACGCGAAAACCCAGCCACTTGAGCTGGGTTTTTCGACACTTCTGCCACTGCATATTATGGCAACACTAAGCCATAACTGTCAAATCAGCGGGTCCGATGAGCAGCCGGTACACGTCGCAGTAGGCGTATCCGTCCGCGTGACGGAAGAGCTTGTCGCGTTGCCCCCACATGGTGATGGTCTTGCGACTGACCTTGATGCCAGCCTCGGCGAAAGCCTTGGCGATGTCGGCGGCGGAACCTCGCTTGGAGTCATCCCAGCACAATGTCTTGAGCCTGCGCAGTTTCACGGTCTGCGCTCGCTGTTCGCGCCCGCATACGGGGCATGTGACCCACTGGTCGTTGGCTCCTGCGGTGAGCATGGTCTCGCATAGTTCGCAGGTTCCTATCTCGCGGCGTTGCTCCGGCGGGTCCAGCGCAGCATCGACTTTGCGTGCGATGCCGTCAACGACGTGCATGTAGAAGCCCGCGTCCGCGAACGTGGCGAGCCTGGGGTGGCCTGCGCATGCGATGAGCGTGGCCTTCAGATCCTCGTTGCGTTTGTCTTTGCGCCAGTCGAGTGCGTCGATGCCGTCGAGGCGGCGCCATAGTTCACGGGCCGTGGCGTCGAGCATGTCGATCAAGTCGAGCACGTCAAGCCTGATAGGAGTCGGGGGAGTGGCCGTCTGGATTCGCACGGGCGAATGCCCGCCCGGATGCAGGGTCGCGTCCAACGAGTCGTGCAACGGCGTGACGTCGCGCGCCAGTCGCAGGAGCGTGCCGGCGAAGCGCAGCTCGCACGCCGTGCACAGCGCGTACCCGTTTTCGATTATGGTGTTGCAGTTCTGGCAGTTCACGAAATCCCTCCACATCGGCTAAACTGGTTGCTTGCTGACATGCCCTCCGCCTCGTGTGGAGGGTTTCGTTTTTTTATCTGGTATTTCAGTTCATTCCTCGAACAGCGGCGGTTCAATGAACTCGACCTTGCATGGCGGTTTCGGCCGACCGTCACCCTCGCGGATGATCGCGCGCACCTCCTCCAACGGCAGGCCCAATTGACGGGCCGTATCCGTCGCGCCGTAGCCGCGCCCATGCCATGCGAGCACCTTGTCGCGTATCGCCTAACTCGTCACTTCGCAACACCTCCCGCATGCGGATCAATCAAATCGCATGACATGGCATCGACGCGCTCGCCGGTTCGAGCCTCGATGCACAGGCGGCGAACATCGCCCGTGGTCTCCACCTGCTGCACGATACGCTGGCTGGGACCGGTGTCCATCGCGGCGTACGCGGCCAGGCCGATGGCGGATACGATGGCGAGCGCCAGTATCGCGATGATGATGGTGAACAGGAGTCCGATGGTGGATTCCACCGACCAGTTTCCGCGCATCCTCGGGTGCCTCCGGCGAGCGCGCTAATGTAAAAACCGGTGGTGGTTAATGTAGTTCTGTGGTGGACTAATGTAGTTTTTTGCATGGTCTTATTTCCTTGAGTACGTTGATGGAGCGGAAGAGTTCGGTGTTGAGTGTTGGGTTTCCGTTGGCGTCCGGTTTGATGACGGTGGCGAGATTGTCGGCGTCGGTGAGTGTCCACCGGCCGTTCTGTGTGAAGCAGGAGAGATAGCCGTCCAGTGTTTGGCCTCTCCTCGTGAGTCCGATGAACCGGTGCAGGTCAAGCTCTCCCGGCGTGGAATGCCGCCAGTCGATGCTTTCGCTCACGTTCATTCCTCCGGCTCCTGTGATTCGTTGTAGAAGTCTTTGGGAGTGATGGTCACGCTGATCTGGCATCCGGCGGCGAGCGCCGCGCTGATGATGTCGGTGAGGTTCGTGTTCTCGTTCATTCTGCTGTTCCTTTTTTCTGGATTGTTGTGATGATTGTGCGCACCCGGTTGCGGTAGATGGCTTTGTTGCCGTCCGGTAGTCTGTTCCAGTCTGAGTCGAGGAGCAGGCCGGAACTGTTGCAGTCCGAGTAGTAGAGCTGTTCGGCGGCGGCTTCCACCTCCAAGCCGGTGGGCTCCCGTTCCGCACCGGTCATGTACGCCTCCTGCAAGTCGTCACTGGTGTAGACCTGGGCCAACGTGTCGTGCACGTCGTCCACCGTGCAGTTGGGGTAGCGGAAGCACGCTTCCTTGCTGATGATGCTCATGATTCCTCCTCGGTTTTCATCGTGTTGACGGCGGCGAGCGCTTTCTTGGCCGCGTGCAGCCATGCTTGTTTTGAGTGCTCGCTGACTGCGTCCCAGTTGGTGATGCCGGGTGTTCCCTCGAAGAATCCTCGGGCGCAGGTCTCGATTTCTTCGTCTGTCGGCTCATTCGAGTTGAGATGGGTTTCTATGCTGATGGCCAGAGTGAGCGCTGCGTCATAGCCCGCCTGATATCCGACGACGAACGCTTCGGCCGCCGACTCGTTGCCCAGCCCCGCGTCGGCGAGCGCCGCGAGGGCCTGTTGGGTGAGGTCAATCGGTTCGGCCATGATTTGCCTTTCTGTGTTGGCGTTCCTGCCTCCACACTGAGTGGTGCGAGAAGAACATTCCGAGCGTGTTTATCGGATCCCAGAATTCGGTTGGCGGGTCGTACCGCCACCATTGACCGCAAATCGGGCAACGGTAGTAGCAGCCGGGCCCGCGTGGAGTACATCTCTGGCTCATACGGTCTCCTTGGGGTTCATGAGGGTGAGGTAGTGCCGGTATTCCGCGATGTCCCTGTCCAGGCAGTCGTGGACCCGGTGCGTGGGCCTGGCCCTGTGCGTGTAGGGGTCTCGGCCAAGCGCCTTGGCCGCGAGCCTCAGCGTGGTCACGTCCAAGGCCCGGTAGGAGAGCAGGTCGTTGACGCGTTCCACGGGTTCGCAGAATCTGAGGATCATGGGCAGGTCGAAGCGTTGGATGTTCGTGCCTGCGGGGTGCAGCGTGTACATGCCGCTCATGTCCTTGATGAATCTCACGGTTTCCAGTGCGATTGCCTCTGGCGAGCAGTGGGCGGGGTCGCTGGTCTCGCATTGGGCGAGCAGCCCGTTGTTCAGATGCAGGTCGAGGGCGGGCAGTTGCGCGGAGAGCATGGTCTCCCGGCTGATGTGGACGACCGCTTCGAGGCGTGCGTGCTCTCGCATCGCGTCCAATGTGGTGCAGCGCAGGCCGATCTCCAGTATCGAACACTTGTTCGTATCCAATCCGGTGGTCTCCACGTCCATCCACAGCAGGGCATCGGGTTTCTCGGGGATCATAGCGTCTTCTCCTTTCCGGCGAGCGCCTGAACGATGGCTCCCTGGATGGTTCGGGTTTCCTCGCGGGTGAAGCCCTGCGGGATGATGATTGTCCTGGTGCTCACCGGTATGTCGGGCGGGATGAGCATGGTCACGCTGGTGCCGTCCTCTCGGGTGAAGTCCACGTTGTCGAGTTCGCCGGGCACGGTGACCGCGTAGGCGTTGATCATGAGTGTTCCTTTCTGCTGATTTATCGGTTGGTTTGCGGGTGGTTGGGCATTCCCTCGGGCGGCGGGCATGAGTGCCATTGGCCGTCGGTGTCGAGCAGTATCCAGCCGCGCCGGCAGCTGTACACGGGCACTTGGCTTGGCTCGGGGTCGTAGCTTTTGAGCAGGTAGCCCAATGCTCGGGCCTGTTCGGGGTGCTGGTGGACCCATCCGTGGCATCCGGTGCTGTTGTCCGTGCCGCACACGTCGATGACGTTCGAGGGGCTGTGCCGTTCGGGGTCGCCGTATGTCTGGCTGCGGCGTTTCCGGTGGTGGTGGCTGCTACCGGGCCATTCGCCGCCGCGTAGGTATCGGTCGCAGACGATGCACCGGTTGTTTTCACGGCCTTCCACGAGGCGCAGGGTCGCAGCTGTGGGTTGGTCGCTCATGCTTGATGCCTTTCGTTGATTTCCGTCACGAGCCGTTGCGCCACGGTCTCCGGCTCTTCGCCGGTTTTGACGTGGGCCCAGAACGTCTGTTCGACGCTGTCCGTCCACGAGCCTTCGGGGACTTGGCTGATGGCGTGGGTTTGGAGCCATTGGCGGGTGACGCCGCCCCATTCGGTGCGTTTCGGCACGCTTTGGAGCCATTGCGTGTATTGCCGGTTTTCGAGCCATTTGCGCATCGACGGCACGAACCGGTCGCCGTCCTGGCGCACGGTCTGGGCGTAGCGGATGACGGCGCCGAGCAGCTGGCTCGGCTCGGCCTGGGGCATGGTCGGGTCGCTGCCGCTGGTGACGGCCTGCCACAGGTTTTGGGCTTGGTCGCGGCTGCCGGGATGGCTCGGGTACCGGTCCCAGGCGAACGCGAACGGGTCGGCCTCGGCCAAGGCCTCGGCTTCGGCGAGGCTCGGCACCGGCCTGGCGTGGCCGGATTCGGCCACGGCTTGGCTCGGCTCGGCGTTCGGTGCGGAGGGGGCTACAGGGGAGGTAAGGCTAGGTATGGTTAGGTTAGGACCGGTTGCTTCGTTTGCTTCGAAGCAATTGCTTCGTTTTGCTTCAGACGTTTGCTTCGGTTTTGCTTCACCGTTTGCTTCGTCTTTTGCTTCATGGTTTGCTTCGGTCTTGCTTCGCGGTTTGCTTGAAGCACTTGCTTCGTTTTGCTTCGAAGCATTTGCTTCGCGTTTGCTTCGCCGAGACTCGCCCGAAGCGACGCCGCCGGCATGCCCGGCCTTGGCTCTTTTCTCCTTGAGTTCGCTGCCGGAAGTGCCGCCGAATTTCATCAGGGTGTCGGCCTCGACCACCATCCACCGGCCGGCGGCGAGCGCCGGTTCGAGCATTCCCGCGGCCTCCAGTTCCGTCACCTGCCGTGCGTTGCCTTTCAGCGAGCGCACGACCGTGAGGTCGAATGCGCCGTCGAATGCGGGAAATCGCAGCTGGTACGCGGTGTGCACGCAGAGTCTGACCCATAGGCCCAACGCGGCGTTTGATACCGTGCCGGGCATGGTCTGCGGGCTGAAGTTGAGCCCGTCGTCTATCTGGGTCCATGTCATGGCTCACTACGCCTCGTCGTCTTCGGGCAGGAAACACCCGTTGAGTGCCTTGTTTTCCTCGTCGCTGGTGGGGTATCCGAGGTCTGCGAGCGTGTGGTAGTAGGCTTGGGCGATGGTGATGTCGCACTCGTCGGCCCATGTGCCGGGTTTGATGAGTGCTTCGATCTGGGCGCACAGGATGAGCAGGAGTTCCCTGTTCGCGGCTCCCTCAACGTGCTGGCGGCGGTGCAGTTCCGCGAGGTTCGTTTCGCGCCACAGTCCCCTATCGCTCGTGTCGTCGCATGGCAGCGGCGTGGCGGCGAGCAGGTTGTATGCGTCGAGCACGTGGTCGAGGTTGTTCCATTCGGCCCCTGCGATCAGGCCGTCGCATAGGTTGGTGCCGGTCAGCGCGAGCAGGCTCAGACGGGTGTTGGCCTTGCGCAACTGGCCGCCGTTGAATCCGGTGGCGTGCTTCCTGATCCAGTCCGTGCGCAGCGTGTACGCCAGCCTGTCGAATTCCTTGCGGGCGGCCAGCGCCTCCTGGAATGCCGCCTGCTCCCGTTCCCTCCGCTCGCTCTTGGCGTCACGTTCGGCGATCTCCTCAGGCGACAATTGCGGGAAGCACAATACGGTGCGCTCGGAGAATCGGATCACCGGCCCGCCGTACGGGTTCTTCTCGCGCCACTGCCCATACCATTTCTCGAACTCGTCGGGCTCGCCGCTCCACACGTCGTAGAACCGGTAGCCCTCCGGCGTCGTCCACGTCGAAGCCGAGACATCCACAGTCAGGCCCAGAGCTTCAAGCGCTGTTCTCATGCTCTGCTGCCACGCCTCGACGCGAACCCGCGACCGCAGCTGGCCACGCTTCCAATCCCAGTTCTTGGTGCCCGCCATCGAAGCCAACTCAGCCATCATGTCGGGATAAGCCTCGAACTCCGCAAGATCACCCAACTGGGAAAGCGACAACTGAGCGAACGCCTCCGACCCGGAACGCACATCGGCGGGGATACGCGCGATCCGCAACCGGCCACGCACGAACGACTCCGAACGGCCCGTCTTCGCCGCAAGCTCACCCACACCGGCACCCAGGTCAAGCAAACCCTGATACCCGTCAGCCTCCTCCAACGGCGTCAAATCGGAACGCTGGCAGTTCTCCACCAGCATCAGCTCACGCTCGGTCTTCGCATCCAACTCACGCACCACACACGGCACAGACTCCAAACCAGCCAACTTGCACGCCGCCAAACGACGATGACCAATCACCACACGAAACAGGCGCTCGCCGTGCTCCTCATGGTCGGGGGTTACCACAAGCGCCTGCTGCAGGCCCTGCTCCTTGATGCTGTCGGCGAGTTCGGTGACATCGCCCACGTCCCTGCGGGGATTGTTCGGGTTCGGGATGAGGCTCTTTACGTTGATATCGATGATGTTGATAGCCACTGAATCGGGTCACTGCTCCTTGATCGATAGATTCTGGTGTACGGGCAGGTGCGGCATGCGCTTCCTGCGCCGGCGTTGGCGCTCATGCTCCAGTTGCTGGCGTCCGTGCTTGCGTTTGCTCATGATTCAGTCCTCCTTGATTTCACCGGTATCCGGATCCACACCAGACGTGGGCAGATCACGCCACGGATCCAACAAACTGCGCTCGATATCCGCCTTCACCACACGCTCGCGGGCCTCGACCGGATAGTTAATGAGGTCGTTGACCGCGTTGGCGGCGTCGAAGATGTGCTGCGAGAGATCGCAGGCGTCGTACAAGGCATCGGTGATGGGGTCGATGTTCTTGTATTTCTCGATGTATTCATCCTTGGTGGCCAGGTCGAGCATCTTGCTGGCCGCGATGCGGAACGCGGCCGCGGCGTCCTTCATGCGTGACGCCTTGGCCGTCAGGGCGAGCAACATGAGCGGCGTGATCTCGTCGGGAATCAGCGCGTCCTGCACGCCATCGGTCTTTTTCTTTCGTGACATTGAATCTCCTTAGAATTCGGGGTCTTGGCTGTCTGATGAAAAATCGTTGGAAGCGCCGAACGTGGCGCCAGGAGAGGCGGGTGCCGGCTGAGCCCACGGGTCACCTTCCGGCATGCCGGGGTTCTGGGCCGGGGAACCGTTCTGCCAGCCTTGTTGCTGGTTGGCGGGTTTGGCCGGATCCCCATAGGTCGAGCCACCGGAATAGCCGCGACCGGATTGGACACGGTTGACAGCGGCGGTCGCATACCTCAATGAGGGGCCTATCTCGTCGACGGTCATGTCGATGACCGTGCGCGGGGAGCCGTCCTGCGCCTGGTACGAGTGCTGTCTCAGTCGGCCCTGGGCGATCACTCGCATGCCCTTCTTCAGGGACTGGACGCAATGGCCGGCCATGTCGCCCCACGCGGAGCAGCGCATGAATAATGCCTGCCCGTCCTCGAACTGGTTGGTCTGCCGGTTCCAGTTGCGCGGGGTCGAAGCGATCGTGAAGCTCGCCACGGTCGCGCCGCCGCCCGTGGTGCGCAGCTCCGGGTCGGCGGTCAGGTTGCCGATGATCGTGAGAGCGCTCTCCCCGGCCATCACGCATCACCGTCCAACGCGCGCAGCAGGGCAACGGCGGCGGAACGCACCTCGTCCGCCAAATCGAACAGCTCCCAGTCGGCGTCGTCCATCACGCCGTCCGCGAGCATGGAAGCGGCGCCGTACGCCTCATGCGCGAGTTCACGTCGCGCATCGGCCAGCTCGGCCTCCACATCGGACGTCTTGGATTGTGCGGGCGGTGCCGGCGGCTGGGCGAAGGCGCGCACCAATATCACGTCGTTGGCCTTCAGCGCTTCGGCGAGCATCGCCTCCAACACTGGCAATGAGGGCTTGTTCGGCCCCGCGTCCAACGCCAGCAGCAGGCTCTCCGCCACATCCGCCGCATTGGATCGCTCCGGTTTTTCCTTGGTCTCACTCAATTCGGTTTTCCTCCTCTGTAATCGGCTTTGGACGCGTATTCCACCAGCGCGCTCACTTTCCTGTTTTGACGGTCCACGTCCACCTGCTCCGCGTAGGGCAGCAGGTAGATGTACGGGTTGGCCGTCTGGCTGTTGCGGTCGCATATCCTGTCCCAGAACTCCTCGATCAGGTCGGCCGGAGGCCATGACATGCCCTCATCGGTGATGGGGCACCACATCTCTATGCGGCCACTGTCTGCTGCTGGAGCCCGCTCTGTTCTCCCCAGGCGATCACCTCCCTGACCGGGTAGGCGACGCGGCGGGTATCGCGTTTGCGGTGCTCGCGTTTGCCGCCGAGCTTGACGAATTTCGGGCCTTCGCCCCGGTATCTCCATACGCCGAGCGTGCCCACGGTGGGCGAACCCCCGAAATAGGCGCTCACCTTGTCTGCCTTCCAGTAGGCGACGCCGTCCTGGACGATGTCGGGCGGAATCATGGCGCTCATGGTGGTATCCTTTCTCCTGTAGCTGTTTTGCTTCGCCCACGTTGCCGCGTGGGCTTTTTCTTTCCCCGAAGGGCGTGGACCGTGCCGAATCGAACGGCTTCCCGCTGTTTGCCGCGCGTACATGACACCGCGATCTCCAGCGGGGGCGAACCTGCCGGCCCCGTGCGCCGCACCCGCTGGGGATGGGGTGCGACGCGAATGGTGTTAGCGACTGTCCTTGTCGATTGCCGGGGAAGGAAAGAATAGGAACCCCGGCAAGCCTTTATTCGACTCCCGCCTCGCTCAAAACGAGGCACAGGAGCCGCAATGGCACGAAACCGAATCCCATAAGGGAGGTGATGCCATTGCCGATGGGATGCGCGCAACCGGCGTGAGACATCACCCAGCCGATGCAGCAGGCGAACACCACGGCCCAGAGAATCAACCGGACCGTGAAGCCACGAGACAGTTCGTCGGGCTCGGGCCTCCTGTAGCCGCTCGCGTGCTGTCCGTAATCCTCGGCGTTCATCGTCCGGCCTCCGCATCGAGGATTCGACGGGCCAGGGCCACGAGCTCGCTGTGCGGGCCGCGCCACACCGCGTCCGTGATGCCCATGTCACCCAGACGCAATTCATCGATGCCATGGCTGAGAGCCTGATAGGAAAGGGGACGGTTCCCGTCCTCAGGGTTTGCGATGGTGAGTTTCTCGCTCATTGGTTTTTCCTTTTTTCGTGTTGGATCACCTCCCCCTAAGCTGGATATTGCGTACTACCAGCAATGAGAGGAGGTGAAAAAATGGACAACAGGACCAAGAACTATGTCGAGGTTGACGGCAATGTCCTTCCGGGGTCTCTTCGCGGTGTCATCGAACTGTTCGATGAAATCGTGGAGACGATAAAGGGATTGAAGCCCGGTGAGCGGAAAGTGGTGTACTTCGAGCTCGTTGAGAATAAATCGCTTGATCTGCCGGGAGGCACGATAGCCATCGCTCTGCACTCGGAATCATCCGTATCCGTCGTGGTCAATGATGATGGCTCCGATGAATACAAGAACTTCCAGAAACGCGTTTCTCAGAAGTAGGTTCGCGGACGTTCCGGGCAAACGAGGGTGTTCTATAATGTGCTTCGGCGTAACGGGACACCCTTCTGATTTCCCGGCGATTGTGGAGCTCCACAATCAGCAGGATGAACGAAACCACGAGATTGGTTGATGCGGCTGCGACACTGATGAACACAGTCATCACTTCACCTCGCTTTCGGCGAGCGCCGGAATGGTTGCGGTGCGGATGGGACGATGGGACGCATGATGCGGTAGATTCATCATGAATGCTCCTATGAGAAAGAAGTCGATGATGGTCACATGGTTGTGGAATCTGATACAGGGGGATTTCGCGCAGAACCCGACAGCCTGGATGGACTTGGCGATCACGGTTCTGGGAATCGTGCTCTCCCCGGTGGCGTGGTTCACGTCCAAATGTCTGGAGGGCAAAGCCGCGAAACGTGAGGCCAAGGATGCGCAGGAGAAGTTCGATGCCCAGCTTGAGGTGCTCAAAGGCCAATTGAAGGCCGCGAATGATTCGGTGGATGCGCTTCGCGCGCAGGTCAAGACGGCTGAGGATTCAGCCGATGCGTTGCGTGGACAGCTTGCCGCGCAGCGTACGCAGGCCCGGTTGGCCGAGGAGACCGCCAGTGTCCCGAAGTGGGACATATACCAAGTGCAGAACCTCAAGTATGCCGTCGCGAACGAGAACGCCTTTGATGCCCATGACGTTCGGGTGGTGCTTTCGAGCGGCAAGGAATACGAGCTGGGGAACATATCCAAGGGATCGTCCATCGGGTTCATGTTCATGGAGAAGGCGATTATGTGCGAGGACGGGTATGCCGACATCAGAATCACCTGGTCCCTTCCGGGTGAATCCGGGGAGCGTCATTCGGTGACGAAGCCGTCTCCTCAGTATCTGCACTGAACAAGGCGGCAAGCACATTATCGTCAATTCGCACGATTTTCCGATAGGAAATGATTTGCGGGCCGATTCCCGGGTATGTCTCGATACGCACCGGGTCGTCCGACATGTTCGCCAGAGTGTTTTCCGGTTCGTTGACGAGCGCGGCAAAACGGTGAATCTGATCGTTGTTCATTGAACGTAGTTCCACGACGGAGATGTCATTGCCCATCACTTCACCTCTCCTTCGGCGAGCGCTGGAATAGTGTTCTCAGCGGCGAGCGCGTTGGTGAGTGTTTCGATTGGGTCGCCGCCTGAGAGTTGTTGTGCGGCGATGAAGGCTGCAAGGCTGATGTCGTCGCCGTCGAGCCATTTGGCGACGGTCATGCGGTTGCGGCCGCAGGCCTCGGCGATGCTGGTCATTTTGGTTTTGGACAGGAGCACGCGGGTGCGGGTGTCGTGCACGGCACGTTTCGTGGCTTCAACTGCTGGTAGATTAGGCATGTGTTGACTCCTTTGACTGGTTGGAGGTTATGGTGAATGCGGCTGAGTATCTGATTGGCTTCTTCGAAGCCGGGACGACTGACGAAGCCGACAGGCAGGGGTATCGGTTTCCTGATGTCGTGCAAGCCCTCAGCGAAGTCGAGTCAGCGATTGACTCATGGGAGTCCATGGGTGTGGATGTGCATCTGATGAGGTCATGCCTTGAACGGTGGAAGAAGTCGGCATTAAACACGTTCATGGACATTGATGAGCTGCGGTGGGACATGTCGATGTTCACCCATGCGAAAACGCAGGAGAAACTTACCGACGGCGATCTCATGGGACTGCAATCCGTAGCCGAAAAACTATCGGCTTCCACCGTCTCGTACTCCGAGGATGCCCGGCAAAAGATGAGGAACATGATCGAGGAAGCCGTCAAATGCGTCCGTGCGGATGACAGTCTGCCCTCCGACTTGCTGGCGTACTTGTCCCGGTTGATTCGCGAAGCCCGCGAAGCGTTGGACGAATACGAGCTGACCGGCGACTTCAAGCTGTCGGTGGCGTTCGACCGACTGTGCAACGCATTACGAGTGGCCGAAACAAAAACGAAGAAGCATCCCGTGTGGGAAAAGTTCAATGAGCAGTTCATGGTTCCTCTTATCGCTCAGGTCGGGGTGAATGCTGCGGTGTACGGTCTGACCGTCGCTCAGGTGCTGCCTGCGATCGGTAGTTGACCTCGGCAATCAGGTTGTTGACCGCCGTCATCTCGTACTTGTCAATTGCCTCGGCGGTCAGATTCCTCTCGCGCAACAGGCGACGCATATCCGTGCAGAAACCCATCACGAGATTCATGTACAGATACAGCTCCCTGACCGGAATCTTCCTGTAATCGATCCGTGCCATCTCAACCACCTCCTATAGCGTTTGCTCTAATGAAATTGAATATAGCGCCTGCTATATTTTGTAGCAAGTGCTCGGCGTGTCTGCTATAGTTGAGCTCATGAGCACGACCAAGCGAGAGCGAACCATCGTCGATGATGTGTCCGCAAAAATACTCGACAGAGTAATCAATCGAGCGGGTATGAATAACTCAGCAATTGATCGAGCGTCGAAAAGCGCAATCGGGTACAACCGAGTACGTGATATTCGCAATGCCCTTAAAGCGCCAGTGAGACTATCCGAGTTTCTTATAATTTGCGACGCTTGTGGTGCCGATCCGGTGCAAACCCTACGCGAGATCATCACCGAGGCAAGACGCATGGAACTCGAACAACAAACCGCAACGACAAAGAAACCCGCCAGCGAGCGCTTTGTTGTTGATGAATCTACTTCGGAGCCTGACTGGCTGTCCATGGCCGCGAAGCATGGTGATATTGAGGCCGAGCAGGAAGCCTATGAGGAGATGCCATGAGCGAGGACGCTTTGGAATACATCGCCCTGCAATGGGCGAGCCGAATACACGACCGGCCACTACCGGACAAGCTCGAAGGCGTGTACGACGCGGAGCATAACGAGATCATTCTCAGCGACAAGCTCTCGCCTGTCCAGCGCCGGTGCGTGCTGGCGCATGAGATTAGTCACGCCAAGCACCACGACATCGGGTGCAAGACCGATGCCTACACGGAGCAGCGGGCGGACGTTGAAGCCGCCAAAATGCTCATAAGCCAGACCGACTACGTCACTGCCGAAATCCTGTACGGCAACGACGAATGCGCAATAGCAAGAGAACTGAGCGTAATGCCATGGATAATCAGGGCATACAAACAATGGCTGCACGATAGCGTAGCCATCTGAAGAAAGAAGAAATAATGACCGAGCCAGCACCCATGTCGGCACAACCACCGGCACCACAAGACGAACAGCCGGAAACTGTATCTCCGGCACCACACCCGGCAGCGAAGAAACTTCCGATACCCGCCATCATCGCCATCACGGCGGTCGTCGGACTGGTCATCGGACTCGCTGGCGGGATTGGCGGCATGTACCTGTACACCACCCCGATCATCGACAATCTTCGCGAATCTTATTCACAGTCGGAGGCGAAGGCGCAGACCCTGACGGAGCAGCGCAACGAGCTCAGCGGACAAGTGGAAACGCTCCAGCAGCAGGTGGACGAACTAAAGCCGCAGGCCAACGAAGGCAGCTCGGGCCTGACTATTCTGGAGAGGAACGTGCGCGACACAAGCGGCACCCGCGTGGTCGAATACATCGTCCGCAACGACACGAACAAAACCCTTGACGACATCATCCTCGACTTCCGGTACCTCGACGCGAACGACAATGTCGTGGACAGCATGTCGATGAGCAACAATGCCAGTGTGGAGCCCGGCAAGACAGGCATCGTCACCGCATACGTCGCCATGGAAGCGGAACGGCAACCCACCGCGAAGAAAGTTCAGGTGGAAAGCGCGGCCGCCACCATCAACGGGCAACGCTATACCGTGGAAATCCCACAAGACCCAGCCGTGGAATTCTAACGAATAGATTCCAGCCGAACCATGGCATTGCGACAGAGAAAGAGCAGACAATGAAAAAAGCCGTTATGTTCCTGCTAAGCGCGGCAATAGTTGTATCCCTGACAGCTTGCGTCGGATCCGCGAAAACGCATGAGCTCAGCAAACAGTCATTCATTGACGATTATGGGTATTCGGAAGAATACTGGCCTTGGTCGGCGGACGATACGACCGTCGAATGCAAGGATCACAACGCCGTCATCATGACAATCGACGGGACGACGTACCCGCTCAACGGGATGGCGAAGGATTGGAAATACGCCAACGGCGATTTGAACAACGTATGGAAAGACAACCCCGATGTTGACGGGTTGAAGGTTGACGTCAGCGATTACAACCACATAGCACTCGGTTTCTGCGGCATCGATTCACCGTCGCTACATGATTCGACCAATTAAAAAGAATTGCCCTGCCGGCGTTGCAGCGCCAACAGGGCGGTTTGAAGAATCCAGCTAGTTCAAGAAAGGAGGACGCTTCACCCCATATCCTACACGGGGCGAAGCCATACCCGAAATGTCAGATTTACCCAAATACAGGAGGGGTGACAGGCTTGGGAACGCAGAACAATCGTTCCGCAGCATGCTCATCGTCTCCGTCAAGAGTCACACGCCACGAATAATTCCCCGGCGCGAGTGCGAGTCCGTTGGAGAAATCCAGTGTTCCGAGACTGACCGCACCGATATGGTTCCTTTGGTCGAGGGGGAGT